GAGGTATCACAAAATCTGCACTTAACCACTACATTGATTCCCTGTGCCTGAGGATAAGACGCGTGGCTTCGGTCCAATACCCACCGTATACATCGCGCTTCGAGTCACGACCGTAGAGATGATGCAGAATCGCACCCGGTACCGGGTAGTGGTCAGGCTCGGTCTTGAGGATGCCGTCGGCAAGATAGATGCCCGCGTGGTTCGGGACTGGGGAGCGAACTTGCATCAGGATTAAATCGCCTTGAAGCAGGTCTGCCGGCCCGACCTGGACGAACCCAGCACCTTCGAAGTTGTCGGTGTAAAGGTCCTTCCCTTCGTTCCACCATCCATCTTCGCGGTCATATTCCGGTAGGGTGATGCCCATCTCGCGCTGGTAGTAATCGCGCACCAGTGAGTAGCAGTCGAGAACCCCGTGCCTGAATGGACGCCCAATCAGTGGCGGCTGATAGCCATTCGGCTCATGTATCAGATGGCTGACCGGCTCACCCTCACGCACTTCAACGATCAGCCATGGCAGGCCAGTCCCTTCCATCGAGACTCGATCTGCATGGCTGAGCCGCGCCGACTGTCCGGGATGGCTGTGAACGATGGCAATTATCTCGCCCTGGTCTTCGGCTAGCGCCCAGGATTCAGCGCTGATCTTGAAATCGTCTTCCGGCTTCTCGGCAGAGTTTGAGGCCGGCACATATCTGTTTGCTCGGCCACGCCGAATGATCAAGCCGCATGACTCTTGAGGAGAAGATGCTCTGGCGTGTTCGTAGAGCTCTTTAACGGTGTCCTTCGAAAGCCTCATGCACACCTCAGTACCCTGCGCTTGGGTATGAGCCGTAGCGCAGCGGGTTGTTCGCGCCAAAGCGCAGCTTGCAGCCAAGAAGCGTGCCAGAGCACATATCTTTGGCAGGATCGTCAGTCGGAACGTCCTTGTCGGTGAAGTAGGCCGAGCCGGTGTAGCCGCAGTAGGCGCCGCGGTAACCGCCGATCACCAACCATTGGCAGCAGTTGGCGACGATTTGCCGCCCAGGCAGCTTGCGATCGGTCGCGATCAGCGGAGACTTGAGAACGAATGTGGCGCTCGATGCGTCCGCCGCTTGCTTCTGATCGATGGTGTAAACGTCGTCCGTGAAATGCTCCTCCGGATTCGCTTCAGGATTTCCGCCCGGGAAGTTGACGGCATCGAGGTAGCGACCCAGCGTCCGGTGGCGAACAACCTTCGCATCGACCAGATCCTGATACGTTGCACACAGAGCGGTGATGAATCCGGTGACGTTGCCAACGGCGAGTGTGGGGTTGCTTTGCTGCCCTTCCCCGGTCATGCCCATGCCGTCAACCTTGATCGGCCACGGCGAGTACTCGACGCCCTGCCAAGTGATTCCACCGAGCTTGGTGTAGCCGTGGAAGTAGTAGATGTCGCCGGCAATTGCACTCAGGTCCAACTCAAAAAGCTCTACGTACTGTCCCGCCTCAAGCTTCTGAACGTCTTCGTAAATGCTCTCGGCCATCAGGTCACCTGGTAGGTCTGTTCGAACGTGGCTGTGAGCGACCATGCGTTGCCGCCCAGGTCCGTCGGGGCAAAGCTGTCACAAGTGAAATAAAGGGGGCCGTCGAACGGCGTTGCCCAGATGAAGGACTTGTACCCCTTCTGAGCCCGAAGGAACGCCAGAATCGCGGCGATCCGCGCCTTTTCGCCGGTGAACGTCAAGTTCCATGACTGGGTTTCATTATTGATCCCGTCCGCCGCGCGCTGCTTGTAGCCTTGCCCGAACTGTGCGGAACGGATGCGCTCCGTGAATGTACCCGGCGCCGACTTATCAGGGCGCCAGGTGAATGTGTCAGCCATTACGCCCTCCCATTGATGGCTTTGCGGATATTCCCTTGCGGGCCAAGCGACTTCGCTTCCAACTGCTTGTAGCGAGCCTCGACGAACCGCCCAATCTCGGCGCCGAACTGTTCCATGCCAGAGGTATTGCTGCTTACCTGAGACGTGCCATCTCCGCTGATTTGGATCGAGACCGCGATCGGGGACGAACCGCCTCCGCCTCCAGTGAACCCTGCCGCCCCATTCGTCAGAGGCTTGACGCTGCCGCCGCTCTCTCCGGTCATCAGGAACGTCTTACCGCCTTGGCTGTAAAGCTCTGGCCCGTTCTCGTTCACCTGGTAGAGCGTGTTTGGCGCTACGTCTCCGCCTGTGGCCCTGCCTTGAGGGAAGTAGGTCGATGAGTAGCCGGCTTGAGTCGATCCAGCGGAAGAAGCCGAACTGCCGGTAAAACCGCTGAAGATGCTGCTGCCGATGGTGGACAGCAGACCGCCAGAGCCGCTCGAAGAACCAGAAAAAACACTGGATGCAGCGGCCTGAAGCTCCATTTTGGCAATCATCTTGCCAAAGCTCAGCAGCACGTCTCCGAAACTCTCGTCAGCACCAAAGGCCCAATCCACTACGGAATCGGTCAGTCCGTCGAACAAGCTGGTGAAGGCTGTCTTCATCTGCCCGGCGACGTTCTGAGCATTATCCTGATAGTTCTGCCAAGCCGACGTAGCCCCGGCAGTCCAGTCGGACTGCGCGGCAGTCATCGCGTCGAAGTTACTGATAACAGTGTCGCGCAGATCCTGCTGCGTGGCCTGCAGCGCCTTGAGCTTCTGTGTGTACTCATCGAGGCTCATGCCGCGCGAGCCGTCGCCATATTGATTAGCGAGTTCAACCTTTTGTTGGTTGAACCTGTCGTCGATGCTGTTCTGCGAATCGAACAGCGATCGCTGCCGATCCCCAAGTCCAAGAGTCGCGGCGGACCGCTGCCCCTGCTGACGCAAGGTGACGACCTGCTGCTGCAGCGCATCGGTGTAGGTTTTGACAGCCAGAGCCTGCTTGGTAAGTCTCCCTTCCTCATTGGTCGCCAGCACCGAAAGCTCAGTGTCAGCATCCTGCTGCGCCTTCACCATACTGGTGCGCGCATCAGCTATCTTCTGGTCGAGCTGGATACGCTGCTGTGCGGTAGTTGAAGACTTGTCGCGAGTCGCCTCTAGCGCCGATATCTCGGCCTGATAGGCGTTGGTGACCTCTTCCTTTTCAGCCTGGATCAGCGCCGCGCGCTGGGCCGCATACGACTCTTGCGAAACGATCCCGGCCTTCTGCTGGGCATCCAGGTCTTTCTGGGCGTTGCTGTATGTCGCGGTCAGCGCCTTGAGCTGATTCTGCGTGTCGTTGAAACTGGTCAGATCCAGCTGGTTCGCCGGGCCCGACAGTTTTTTCTCGTACGACTTGCGGATGTCGCTGATGCGCTGCTCGATCTCTACTTGAGAGCGACCAGAACTGAGGCCTTGGGTGCGAGCCTCAGCGATCTCCTTTTCCATCTTTTGCTGGTCGGTCAGGTATTTCAGACCATCTGCCAGCCATTTGTCCTCGCCCGCGATCTGCTGACGCCGGCTCGACTCTTCCTGACCAGTCAGCGCGGCCTTCTGCTGCTGAAGGTCGACGGCTTTCTGGGCTGCCGCGATTTGCTGCTGGTAGTAGGCGACCAGCTTCTGGTTGCCAAGCTCCTGAGCATCCTGCAGCTGGCCTTGCAGCACCTGGAGACGGAACAACTCAGGACTGGCCTGCAGCCCGGTCTTCAGCTCGTTCCACGCGCTGCCAATGCTCCGCTGTACCTCGTTCCAAGCTTTGGCAAGGCCGCGAGTGGAGTCTTCCATCTCCTTGTTACGGCGAGTCATCTCATCCGCAACGGCGATGGAAAGGGTCTTGATTGCCCCCATCCGGTCGCCCTGCTCTTCCAGCGCGCGGATCTGATCGTAGGTGGACTGAGTGATGACGCCGTATTTGTTGCTGTACTCGACAGCCAGGTCTGTGACCTTGCCTTTGGTAGAGGACAGCTGGTCAGCGATGCTGGCCGCGCTTTGCCCAGTGGCCGCCGCCGTCTCGGTAGCTGCTCGGGCGACTTCCTGAAACACCTCGCCGGTCAGCCTGCCATTCTGCGCGAGCGACAGAACGGCCTCGCCAGCCTCCGCGAAGTGCCGGCCATCCGCCAGAGTGGTGGCGAACGCGGACAACTGGTCTGCCGTTTTACCGACAACGCCCCCAGTGCTGATGACCGCCTTGTTGTACTCGTTGAACTGAGACTGCGAAGACAGCAGTGCCGCGCCCAGCAGGCCGACGGCAGCAGCCGACAGCGTAAAAGGGTTGACCAGCCCCAGCACATAGCCGCCCATGGCCTTTGCGGCAGCACCCACACCGCCAAAGGAGTCCTTAAGCTGACCACCTTGTTGAAGCAGGACGGTGAATGGCGCCTGACCGCCCTGAAGACTGGTCACAATGTCCGTAAACTGCGCCGGGACGGTCCGCAGAGCTGCTGAGGTCTGCTTGGCGGTGTTACCCGAGCGCGTGAGCCCGTCATCAAACTTTGTCAGGCCGGATCGGGCCTGGTCGATCTTCGTCTTGTAATCGTTGAACGAATCAACGTCTAACAGACCTTTGCTCTTGTACCCGGTGAGCTTCCTCTCCATTTCGTCGAGTCGCCCGAGGGCTGCGACGGTTGGATCGATCTTGCCGATAAGCGCTGCCAGTTGATCGGCCTCGCTTTTTACCGCTCTGCCAGCTTTTTCTGCAGATTCAGCCGTCTTGCTTTGTGAGGTATTGAGCGCCTCATTGTTCGCGCGATACCGATCAATTGACGCCGCAGCCGAGGTAAAGGCGGACGATGCACCGGTGATCGAGCGCCCGACCGTAGCCATCATTTGCGCAGTTGCGTCTTGCTTTGCGTTGAGCGCTTGAAGCTCCCGGACGATCTGCTGGGTGTCAGACGCCATGCCTGTAAGGGCTTGCTCCCAGGCGCGACCGGTTTTTTTCGCGGCCTCCTCGCTCTTCTTTCCCGAATCGGTGAGCTTGTCGAGGTCGGAGCTCGCCTGCGCGGCATCGGTCGAATCGACCTTGATCCCGAGTTCAGCAATCGATGGCATGCTCGCTCCGCTATTTCGATTCGCTCATGACGAGCAAGGCTTCAGCCTCCATGACCCGTAGGTCGTGGAAGGCTTCGGTGATTTCTTTACGCTTCATGCCGAGCATGGAAGCGGTGGGAGGTATGGCGGTGTAGTCGAGGCCGATGGCGCCTCCCATGCCAACGCGCCACTGAGTGGACATCGCCTCGAAAAGCCTGAAGGCTGGCCAGAGGTCCGGCAGAACATCGTGCTCAACGTCTGGAATGTCGGCCTTGGTCATGCCGAAAGCAGCCAAGTCTGCCTCCGACGGCCCAGACTCGTACAGAATCCGGGCCGTCGCCGTCAGTTTCCCAGGCGGGCTGGCTGATACGCGCCTTGGTAGGCATCCAGCACTGCTTGAGGCGCACCGACGCAGGTGGTAACCAGCGCGGCGATGGACTCGTCACTGAACTTGTCGTCGAAGCTCCAGCCATACACGATGTCTTTCATCTGGCTGACCTGCATGGCGATTTCGGAGGTGGTTGCCTCCTGCCATGACGTGCCAAGTTCCTGGGACTTTGCGGCGTGCTCCTCGCGCGCACTGTTCCACTTGTCGAACAGTGCCGAAAGCGCCACACGGTCGAAGTACTTGAACTCGAATTCCACGTCGACCGGCTTTTCGCCCACGCGCGGGATCGCGACCTTCGCTTTGAAGGTCGGGTTCTGGGCAATCTTGATCTTCGCCATGGCTTACGCAGCCGCCTGATAACGGGTAGGACGGGAGGCCAGCGACAGGGTGATGGCTCGAGTCATGATGTTGTTGCGCGACAGCGCCGGAGTCGAGGTGATCGACACGTAAGCGTTGTAGTAGATGACCGAGCCGTTCGGCAGAGTCAGCCGCAGCGGGCGAGCTTCCTTGTCTTCGTCGGCAGCTTCGCACACCGGCACGTACGCCAGCGCAGGGTCATCCGCGACGGTCACGGTCATGCTGATCGGCGATTTAGTGGTCGGCAGCTGACGGTCTTCGTCCTCCTCCAGAAAGCCGAAGGTGGTGAATTGCTGATCGCCGCCGCTGGTGGCCACGTCAGTGATCTGGCTGATCTGAGCCCAGGTGCTGACCTCTCGCACTGATCCGAGGCCTGCGCCTGGCGTGTAGACGGTGGTTTTAGTGGTGTCGATGCCTTCAAGGTCGAAAGTTCCGCTGTCGGCATCAGAAATGCGCACGACCTTGTCATTGAGGCGCGTCCAGCCGGAGTTCACGACGATGATGTCGCCGGCGGCCAGGCCATGAGCGGCAGCGGTGGCTACAGCAGGGTTTGCGTTGCTCAATGCGGTCACGCTCTTTGCAGCGCTCAGGGTCGCCGCGATTTCCAGAATTGCGCCGTTGGGCAGTTTGAAAGCCATGTGGGTTTTCCTCGTACAGAAATGAAAAAACCCGCAATTGGCGGGTTCAGGGTTGCCCAACGGGCGGGTCAGTTGGTATCAGCGCGGTATTGAAACGACGCGGATACGGTAAGTGTGTTGTCAGCCTGAATCGGCGGACCTGGCTCAACAGGAGTGAGCACCATCACTTCGAAGTCGTCGCGACGGAGTCTTAAATAGGCCGGGAACAGTTCGCCCAGTTCATCAGCCAGCCCCTCTGCATCGCCAGTACCGTTACCAGCAGGCGTGACAACATTGATCTGGAACACGCCGGTATAGACGCGGTGGTCGCCTGACAGCGTATTGGTGTTCGTGCCAGCGGGCATGGTGAAAGCGGCCAGGTATGTTTCGTCGTCGGTCGGCTCGAAGGTGACACCTTGGTATGCAACGCGCAATTCGCGCGCAGCAGCCCAGACAGCGAGGCGCTGCTCGAACAGGGAGCGAATAATTTGATGGCTCATATCTGGTTGGCTCTGACGACGTCATCGACGATCTGCTGAAAGCGCGCAAGGGTCATTCGGACCATGCCCTGTGGTGCTTTTTTGCTGTGCCCGTACTCAAGCGGCACGCTGTAGGGGAGGTTGTTGAGGAGATAGACAGTCTGCCCCACCGTGAAGTCGTTCATGGCAGCAACCAACTGTGCGATGACGACGCTGCCTTCCTTGTCGAAATCCTACGGGAAAGTTTCACTATCCGGGCTGTCGAACGTGATGTGCCAATTGGCTTTGAAACGACCAGTGTCTACGGGGCTTAGCGCAATAACTGTTTCCCCGACTGCAATCACGACATCTCGGAAAGTCTGGTCGATAGCCTCAAGTGCATCATTCCGAAAAATGTTCAGCTGCTCAGAAAAACTGCTTTGCAGCCCTGCGTACTTATTCGTCCTTGCCATCAGGTCCTCGCTTGGACTTCGAAGCCCACCGTAATACCCGCATAGTTCCAAGGCTCGACCCCGACCACTGTATAAGCCGTGCCGTCAAAGATGATCGTGTCCGTCTCCATCGGCCTGGGCGTGTCCTCGCCAGTCAGTAGAACCGGAGAGACCAGAAGTTTGACGTCGTCGCGTCTGATTAGCGTGCCATCAACATTCTTCAGCTCGTACGTGTCGCGAAATCCTGATCCTGCATATTGCGTGATGGTCACAGAGGGCTTTCCGGTGGCAGGGTCGTAAGCGCCCGGCACCTTACGCGTGAGGATCATTTCAGCGCCCTTCCCGCCCTTGCTTCTTGGGGAAAGCATTCGCGTAGCCTGAGCCTTAGCTCGGTCATAGATATCAGCCATCACCAGGTCACCCTATAACTGACTGTGCAGCGGCAGCGCGCCAGATCTGCCCATTCGGCGCCGTGAGCGGAATCGCCGGGGTACATCAACGCGGCACCGGTCTCCGACTGGAAGAGCTGCCCCATCGTGACCCGCTGTCCACCAAGCAACACATGTGC